CTGTTTCTAATTCAACGTCACCAATACGCGATGTACCTGCAACTGGGCGAAGTCCATCTGGTGCTAAAAATACCAGATCACCACCAATTTCGAGAACACTATCCCTAGCAATACATCCAACATTTGACGTTACCTGATCAATAATAAATCCAGCGGTTACATCCGCTGTGATTTTTTTAATTCCGTTATCACCGAAAACAAACAAGTTGTCTCGGAAGGGCTTAAACTGAACAACATCAAATCCTACGGATACTTGCCCTGCACCATTAGCAACAAGAAAGTCATACCATGCGTTAGGCGCGGAGTGAGCAATAGTAGCTTCTGTAAGAACGTTACCACCGATAAATAAATGGTTCTCAAATACGCCTACAAGAGAAGGTGCCGCAAGACACTGATCACCACCACCTGTTTGTGAATTGTGACCGCCAGCATCTGGGCTAGTTCCCGCTCCAGCTACTGTTAATTCTTCCCAATGAGAGCCATCAAATACAATGGCTGGGCCACATCCATCTACAAAACAAATATGGTTACCATCACCAAAGTTAAATGTTTCGCTACGGATTTTAGTTAGTTGATTCCCAAGAGTAGTAAGGGTGGATCGTCTAGCTCCGTGGTCTAATGTGTATTTAGAATACCCTGCGCCAAATACATAACGGTAAAAACAATATTCGTTTGGATCAATCTCAATGATATCACCAGACGTTGCTGGAGTAACCAAAGTTACTGTATTTCCTGACACAGTAAAATCAGTAATAATTCCTAATTTAGTACCGTTTTTATAAACGTGCACATCACTACTAAAAGGTAAATCTACTGTACGACTATTTGTGTCTGATCCAGTAAATGCACTCTGTGCAAAAGTAGCCAAGAAACGAAACTTCTTAACTTTTCGAGCGGTTAAGACAATAGTTTCATTTAGGCTGTCATCTTTGAAAATTGAGAGAGCTAATATTCGCCCTTCACAATCGTCTGGGTCAACCTCTTGGTAAGTGGCATCGTAAGGTTGAAAACCTTCAATTCTGCGATACCCACCAAACAAGCTAATTTCATAATTAACTAGGCGAGTAGCAGACCCGGGGTTATTCTCAGAGAGATCTAAATGGTTCTCATTTGAGTTCAGCCCGCCGCCACAAATAACTTTAAATGACTGAATACGATCTGGCATTAAAGGAACAGCCTATTACTTCGGACATCTATAGAAATACGAGTGTCCCTAATGGCCTCGTATTTATTCATTAGAATGCCTTGCATTTCTTTGACGCCTTGTTGAAATAACTGAGCCGAAATTCCAGCGGCTTCCATATTATCTCTAAACATATACATCTGCATTAAGGCCCCTTCGATAATCACATTGTCGTAAGTATCGGGGACACGAGTAACATCGCTATAAGCAATAAGATCATTGTGTGTTTGATAATAACGAAACTTAATGGTGTATGCTTGATCTGGTGAAGGGGTCATTGTGTAACCGTTACCAAATCCTTCAGCTACCGTGGTAGGAGTACCTCGACCAGCGGCCCCGGCGTTATCATCAAGATCTTTAAAATTTCTATAATAAGTGTCGCGATCAATAAATTTTAATTGGGTAGCTTGCACTCCAAGGCTTGTGTTTGCCTGTAATTGGAATGAATTAAAGTCAGCTACTTTTAAATATTGAGGCCATGAATAATCTTCCTGACCTACTACTAAAGTCTGAGTGTGCTCAACAGCGTTAAACGGCCACTCATATTCAGCCTGATTGATTTTTGCGATTGCATTCTTGATTGCATCTTTAGCAGTTGCCTGAACACCACGAACGGAAGGAAAATCGGCTTGAGCAATCTCAACCTCATTCAACCTTCGCAGTAACTGGTTTGTTAAATCAAGAAATGTAGACACAGTATTTTATCTCTTTTCATACAGAAAAGGAGTGCCCCCCGTTAAGAGAGCACTCCAATAAGCACTAGGCTACGTTATAGTTTGCAGTGAACAGAGCTTCAGGACGCAAAATCTTACGACCATAAAGTTGCATACCACGAACCTTGTCCGCGAATGTGTTTGGATCACGGAAAGACTCAGTTTTAGCAAGCTGTTGTGCAGTTGCTACCGCTGAATCGTGTCCTGCTACCATGATACCGAAGTTAGTTTCGGAACCTGTAGAAAGAGTTGTACCAGATCCAGTACCCACGAATGGAAGGTTGTTAGACTTATACACGCGGAAACCACGGATAAGGCCTGTACCTACACGACCGTTGCGAATTTCTTCACCACCGCCGAAGTCACGATCAACGAACTTAGATTGCTCGTCCATCAAGATCTCGTAAAATACGGGATCAGCACAGAACCAGCGACCTTCAGTGTCAACGTTAGCTTGATCCATCTGACGAGCTACACGGTTAAGCATAGCAAGAGGTGATGTGATACCACTTGCTCCGCCACCTGCGGCTAGAGGGATGGAAGTTACTTCGCCAGCAACACCCAAGTCAGCACCACCGAAATCAGTGATGTCGAGCTTGTTAGCGGCAAGCAATTCATCCGCACCAGCGGTTGAATCAGCTTTTGTGCCGTTTGCCGCTGTACGGCGAATCCAATCGCCATTGCTGTCTTTTTCCCAACCTGCAAGATAGCCGAGAACTTCGCCATCGAATTCATCACGCAAACGATAAGCCGCACGGTCTGTTGCCAGATCCATGAAGTTAACGTGGCTGTGTGCCGCTTCGATATCATCGATTGCAAACTGGAAGTAGTTCGCCTGATCGACAATCAGCGAGAAGTCAGCGTCTGACAGATCCTGAGTTGCCAGTGCAGTACCACGATTGTAGGCACTAACTGTGATTTCCGGCTCTTTGATAATACGCACGCTATCTCCATAGTTTGCGGTCTCACCAAAATAGTCGGTGTTTGTAACGTCTTCTACGATAGAAGACTTGCGGAAGGTCTTTTGTACCTTCTGCGAGTAAATGACGGGGCTAAAGTTACCATTAGGTAAGTTTGTATAACCCCCAGCACTTGAAAAAGCCATAATTATCTCCTTGTTGAGTAGGCTAAACAATCGGAAAAATTTCCGATATTAGGGTTTAGTTGGTACTGAACAGAAACATTATCGGGGCTAAGGGCTGACACTTCTTGGGTAACTTTGCGCCTAATCTTGTACGAAATTAGTAGCAAGGGCCAAGCGTTTCAGGTGTTCTTATCGATATATTCTGAAATGTTAATATTAGAGGTAGGCGTCATTGACGCGGCTCTATGCACTTTAGATGTAATTAACTAAGGCTAATTACTTCCAATAGCTGAGGTTAGTATACCACGAGTTTCGTACCTTTACAAGTGATATTAACGTGCGGCCCCAGATATGTCGTAAACGAACGAGTTATTTCGCATCGATTCAAGTATTGCGTCCTCATTCGCGTCATATTCGCGTGGGGACATCTTTTGTACTTGGCTCTCTGTGAAGCGAGCTCGTCCTGATACTGGAGCATTGGCACTGCTTGTACGTCCGACTGAACGTGCCGCATCTTGCGGGTTAGCCTTACGTTTACGCTTTATGCCTTTATCTGCTTTGTACAAATCAATTGCACGAGAAGCCGCTCTAGCATCTGTGTTATTCTTATAAAGAGCATCCTGAACATATTGAGGTTGTTCCATAACCCAATCGTGAAAATCTTTGCTTGCACGAATTTTATCAAAGTCGGGATGGGTATCTCGTAGTTCTTTTTCAGCTTTTTCGCGGTTAAGCTTAACTTCAAGCTGTTTAACTTTATTGAGCTCTTGTTCTCCGACAGCCAATGCTTCCTGTGTTCTTTTCTGAGCAATGGTGTCAATAATTGCGGCAACATCTGGATATTTTGCAGTCCATGCCGCAACTTCTTCTTCAGTTTTTGGGAACTTAATTTGTTGCCTAGTTGCTTGAGCTAATTGCTCTTGCATCTTATTTAGCTGGGCGTCTTTTTGTTGCATAGACTGTTGCATATGCCGCCTAAGATCACCGTAGCGTTTTTTGAATGTACCCTCATCTGGGTCTGCATTCACATTGTCTGCCTGTAGATTTTCTTGTACAGAATCCTGTACGTTTTCTTCTGCGTCCGCTTCATTACGGTACGCACCTTGGTATTTAGCCATATTTACTCCTTGGGGGCCTCAAAGTAGCTCTCTGAATTGAGAGGGTTTGCGGGTAGCCCGTTCCCACGCAAATTGTGTGTGTCTTACTTCATCTTCATTACGGCGAACTTCACCGAAGGTTTGTAAGCAAACTGGCCTTCTTTAGTTGGATACAAGTCTTCCTCTTCTTCATCTTCAACGTCATTAGGCATCATAAATTCTTCCACGACTTCGTTTACTGCCGTGTCCACTCGGTTGCCTTCGGGTGTTTCGTATTCCTCTTGAAACTCCCCTTCCCCTTCTTCGGCAACACCTTCCTCTGACGAAATGTCGGTGTCCTCAGACATCTCGCTATCGGATTCCTCGTATTCAATTTCGTCTGCATAGTGATACCCATAACCCTCACAATGCTCGCATTCAGCACCGTCCATCATGCCCGTGCCTTCACACGTTGGGCACTCGACAGTTTCTTCTTCTTCTTCATCTTCAAGAGATTTGATTTGGCCTTCGGCTTGCATCATCATCAGGCCCATCTTCGCTTCATCGCGAAGGCTCATAAATGTTTTTAAACCGTGGTAACGTACAACATCAGCGGGAACGACATACTCACCGTCACTCAACACGGCTGGAATATCATCTCGGACGTTCATTTCGTTAGACCCGGCTGGAACTGGATTACCTGACACACTGTCGTACCCAACGTTGCCCATACCGCAATCACACTCATCGCCACCATCACAACCACACGCCATACCGCCGTGGTACATTTCCATTTCAGGCTCTTCGCCTTCAGGCATCAAATTATCACTACGATTTTGAGCGTATGCTTCCGCATCTTCAACACTTTCAAACAAAGGGAGTTCTTCACCTGTAAGAGGATCAACAGGGCCATTCTCACGAACGAAATCTTCAAGTTCCGCCTGTGTGTACTGGTTACCTTCGGAATCAACTGTTGGAATAGTGATCCATCCATTTTCTGTTTCAAACGTAATGGAACGTTCGGAGTAGTTTTCACCAGTTTCTTCGTCTTGGTAAACCTTACGCCCTTTTGTAGTCATCATATCTGCCATTATTTTGCTCCCTCAATTGCCTGTTCACGCAATGTCTGGAACCTACGAAGCTCGGCAATTGATCCTTGTATTTCCATCATTTTGACATGGTCTTTTGTGTTTTCTAAATACCCTCTCAATACTTCAATACGCATAGCTACATAGGTCTGTAGAAGAGGGTAATGATCTACATTATTGACCAGCGGTAAAATGTCTTTTGCGGTTCTAATATCCATTATTGCGCTGGGCCTTGCGGTTGTGGCGGTGCAGGTTGTTGCCCACCATTATCTCCACCACCTGCGCCAGAAAATCCTTGTGCGCCCGGTTCAGGAGCCGCTCCCGGTGCGATATTTCCGTTACCATTTCCTGTAGGATCACCCATACCCGGAGGCATTGGCCCTTCAGGAGCACCTTGAGGTGGTTGAGGCATAAGAGCCGCAATCTCAGCCATCATTTTAGCTTGAAT